ATGAAAAATATATTAATTGGTTTCGTTTTTGGTGCAGCCTGCGCCGCCAGCATTAGCGTCATAGCCGCTCAGATTGTTGGTGGTAACTCATATCTAATGGGCTATGACGTCATGATAAATGGTGAGGTTGTTTGCTCAGACCCTTATGTATGGACCTCGACAAAAGAAATAGAATGTGACTAATACCAGCCTGATGGCTGGTTAATTTCGTCATGCTCAAAACTAAGGAGTGGCTACTCAATGAAAAAAATAGATATATATAGCGATACATCAGCCTATGTCATAGGCTCATTGGGTTTTTTAATTTTTTTTGTTTGGCAGTACCAGTCACTATCTCCAGGATGGCGATTTTTGGGGATGTCTTTGATATCACTTGGTGCAGGAATAGCAACGCAGGTGTTGATGTATCTCTTTAATGGATGGCTCTCAAAAAGAGTTGAGAAAAAAAGAGCTACTTCAATATGTAGAAGCCTAGCTATTCCAGAAGACTCTACAGATCAGGATGATATTGCAAAATGTTGGCGGTATATGATTGCAAGATACTCAAATGAGTTACTGGCAAACAGACTGTCCGACTTAATCGGGATCGTAGTTACCTCTGTTGGAACAATCATCAGTATAGGGATATCAATTTGGTATGTCGGGATGATTGTCTATTTTGTTTGGAATAGAGACTTCAATGAACCTTCCCTTCTTTTTATACCTTTATTTTTCATGGTATTAGCATTCATATGTGAGTTATTGCTCTCTTTTTTCTGCAATGTTTTGTTCAACAGATACCCAGGTGAAGCAAGAAAGTTTAATAAAAACTATGATGAGTTAAGGAGAACAGATCCTTTTCTATCAAGCAAAGAGTTCCGCGATTCCATTCGCAATTAACAACATCCATGACATCAACCCTTAGCGATCAGTTGCATCATTGGCAAGTATTGGTCTGATGGCATTTGCGGCGTTATTCAGCGCTCTTTCATAAGCTGGCGTTCCAGCTTTAGTGTTTGCCAGACGTAAGAGCGCATTCCTAGCCATAGGGCTTTCATAAACCCTCGACATAAGGCCAATCCCTGTTTCCCCAGCCAATAGCGCGCCTCCGGTTTTTAGGTTACCAATAACCCTTACCAAAGGCGCGAGTGTCATGCCAGTCTTCGTCACAACATTAGCCTCAGATGCTCTTTTGGTAGCATCGAGAATAGATAACATCCCCTCTATCTCTTTTCCGTTCTTCCCACCAAATACAGTTTTAAACACCTGACCATTTGCTTGTTTTTGCAGCTTGCCAAGCTCGGTCATCATTTTCTGAGGGCTGTCACCTACCTTGTCAGCTATTTTGCTGATATATGCCGCCCTTAGCATGTCTTTACCTTTTTGATCGAGTTTCCCGTACAATCGAGCTATATCTGACCCATATTGTCCATACACAATGGTATTTACAGCCTCGGGAGTTAAATCTCCTTTGTTTAGAACGTTTTTAAGGCGCGTTTGAGTTGCATGTGTTGCCATTTTTGCATAATCAGCTTTTCCCGCTCTCCATGCTGAAGCATCTTTTGGGCTAAGTCCTTTCGCTATAGATTTACTAAGGCTATTGGTTAGCGAGTTGTAGACCCTGTCGACCATTGTTTGCGACATTGATGGCAGAACTGTACGATCGCCTTTTACGTCAATGCGGAACTGAGTTCTCAGCTTATCAAGTAACTCAAAGGCATCATCTCCATTTGTTATCTCCTGAATGGCATTCTTATAATCATTAAGCGCAGAAATGGTCTGGGTGTCAGAAACACCTTTAAGTTTCCCAAGTTCGTTTACTGCTCCGTCGATAGCTCTTATGGCGCCACTTGTATCAACTGGCTTTCCAACCATTCTTCCTGACAGGTTGTTTAGTTTTGACTTGGCTAACGATTTTTCCCTTGCAACTCCTGACTTTAGACTATCAACGACTACAGATGGATCGTAGTCGCCGTATTTTTCGGTGAAGCGATTAACAAGCTTGGTTCTAGCATCCTGCTGTGCGGCTCTCATTGGTCCAGTCCCAGCTATGACTCCTTCTGAGTAACCCTGCAGTTGATTGCCAAGTTTTGTTTTTGGAGGAACTACATCCGATGTCATAACTGGTACATCTGCCGCAGCGGCACGCTTGAGCAATTGCTGATCTGCTGGTGATATTTCGCCACGAACAGCAGTAATTCCACGCCCTATACCCTTTGCTGCTGCGGAAAGAACCCCCTGAGCGGCAAGGTTAACTCCGGCATTTTTAGTTGCATTTTGTGCGAAATCGCCTTTCTGATTTGCGGCCTCTGCCAGTGATCCAATAGCCATGCTTCCTGCCGTTCCAACTCCTGGAACTAAATACCCGCCAATTGTTTCACCAGCTTGAGCGTAGGGGTCTGTCGGTCGATCGACTGGACGATAAACATCATCCAAAACCTTGGGGCCACCAAGCCCCTGGCTGATTGCATTAATCAGGCTTGCGCCGCCCTGTAATACGTCGAATGGTATGTTTACCAGACCACGACCAGCCTGTTCTGCAATTTGCCCTGCACTTTGACCACCTGTGAGCCAATCACCAGCTTGTTGCATCAATGATGGTTCTTCTTTCTGCTGCTGAGGCGGAGGGTATGCTGCATAAAACTGATCTCTTGCTTCAGCCCATTTGTCACCAGCCTTAGGGGCAACAACCTCATCAAAATATTGCGCTTGAGCCTGTGCTTTCTGTTCTTCAGTTAACGCCTGATACTGTGGAGAAGCGATAACATCTTTCCATGCTTTAGCCATTAATCACCCCATAAAGACGAGAAACCGGACTTATTGCTGTCGCTTCCTGATTTTCGCTCACTAACATATGTGTCATAACCTGATGAACTATATCCCATTGATTCAGCCTCCCTTGCTGCAACCTTTTGAAATACAGAATATTGCGATCGGATTTCAGATAACTGTTTTCTGACGACCTCTTCAGGCTGTGTTATATCGAGTTTCGCGATCAGGTTTTCCAGTTTTTGGCCTTCAGCATTGGAGAGGCTACCCATACCTCGCATAGTCTGCACGTTCTGGACAAACGCACCCGACTTTAATTCTTCTATCGCATTACGGTTTGCAAGCCCTTCAGCACTTGTGAAGCCATCTATATTTCTTCCTTCGAAGCGACCGATACCTTCAAGCTCCTTCTTACCAAGCAAAGAATCAATTTTCTCTATCCCTCGCTCACCAGTAATCAACGCATTGTTGTAATTATTGTTGCCATCAAGCCATCTCTTAGCCTGAGACATTCTGGCTGACGTTGCAGCTTTACCGGTTAGCGGATCAATTCCCGTCGCTGCTATCTGTGAGTTAAGAGACAAAACATCCATATCCTGAAGTTGTCCTGCTCTTTCAAGGGCCGCCTGTGACTGCTTAAACACATACTTGTCGTGATTCAGTCTTGCCATTTGAGCCTTATAGGAAAGATCCTGCCCCCTAATAGCCCTCGCATTCGTCATGTCATTATTGCGAATGGTTTCGTTAATTCTTTGCTGCTCCTGCTGGCGACCAACCATCTTATCCTGAACAGCAAACGCCTTTTCTGGTCCAAGCGCACCGAGAGACATAGTAGTCAGCATGTGTGATAGCTGTTCTGGATTCTGGATACCTGTCTGAATCATCCAGTCAGCATTCGCACCCACGCGATTTAACCTGTCCTTGTTGTCAGTAATGAATTTACTGTAGGCTTCCGGTCCCTGAGAAAGAGCGACGTTAGCCCTCATGGCTAAATCGCCCATATCGTTGCGTTGCTGCTCATTAAGACCGGAAAACGCCTGTTGTGCCTGTGCAACAAACGCTGGATTTTCCTGGGCAAACTTAAATAGTCCCGATGGATCACCAGAAGCCCATGCATCAGCGTGAACCTTATTGAACGCACTAATAGCTTTCTGTTGCTGTTCCTGATTGTAAATATCAGCAACTCCAGCCAGACCACGTAACGCGGTCAGACCAACGTTATTTGCACCTGAGCGAGCCAGTTCATTGTTTTCGCGGATCAGACCAAGCGTTGCGTTAATGTCGCTTGCCTTTGGCGCATTCTCATTTTGCGTACCGATGCCAGCCAGAAAACCACCAGAATTAATACCCTGCTGCCACGTAGCCATTGATTACCCCTTAATAAAGTAGTGAACCAAGCAGACCGATACCAGCACCGATACCAGCACCCCACGGAGTTGATGAACCAATTAATTTCGCAAGTCCAGCCCCAGCAATGGCACCAGACGCACCTCCGCCAATAGCAGATTGCATTGCTGATGGTCTGTTGGCGTTTGCCGCTGCAAGAGCCGCGCTTTGCTGTGAAATCTGACTCATGTTGTTGGCATATGTTTGCCCGGCATTTGCCTGCCCCTGAAGCGCACCAAGACCAATATTTGCCAGATTCTGGTAGTTGTTCATCTGACCAGATAGCCATTGCTGACCAAGCGTTGGTGCGATTGTTGCTAACTGATTACTGGTTGCGGTGGAACCCAATCCACCTGTTGCTTCCGCTGCCGCCAGACTCTGATAGCGAGCCTGACCAGCAAGATCTTTGTACTGCTGAGAGTTGTAATACTGGTTAAGTGCCTGACCTTGCCCTTCCAGAGACGATAAGTTCTCGAGGCTGCCGACATACTTCTCAGCCAGAGGAGTAAACGGCTTCAGGTTGTTCATGATGGTGTTGAACTGCTGATTTTGCAGGTCTGCGGCATACTTCTGGGCTTCTGCTGCATACTTTGCGCTTTTATCAGAGCTACCACCTTTCCCGCCTTTTTCATGGCACCAAGGTTCCTCGCCGCGCAGTTTTCTGCCCAGCTTAAATGCATATAACATGGCTATCTCCCGTGATTCAGGAAGTCGATTAGTTCTTCGCGTGTGGCGCTGTAAAACGTCACGTCATCCACGCCTTTGAAGTATTTCTTGATGGTTCCTACACGCTTAAGGCCAATCATTGCGCAGTACATCTGACCGTGGCGGAATTTGCGTGCAGCGAACGATGTTACGCACTGAACGGTGGTGTTAGTCAGAATGTATCGCCAGAACGACAGCCCGATTTCCTTGCTGAAGCCGCGAATCTCTGGCAGGTACATGGCGTGGCAATCAAAGGTCAGCGGCTGAATCTCCTGATAGTAAACAATTCCGCCGAACTGCCCGTGCACGTTCACCTCAAAGTAACGGCATTCAGGTTTGTAGTCGTATCCATCACCGTTATTGCTTCCGGCGATAATGTCGGGATGGTTGCCGACCGTTTCTATCAGGTCGATGTTTCGGGTGGGAGTGAATGTAATCATTAATCAATCAACCCATGTGCACGCAAGGCGTCTTCCAAAGCCTTAGTGCGCCGACGCTCAGCAATTAGAGCATTGGCTATAGCCTGGATTTCAGATTGCGTGTAAGTATCGCTAACGGTGAATGTCAGGTCAGCATTGAATACGCCTTTATTCGCCGTACCTGTTGCCGCGGTCCATCCAGTCTGGCGAGCGCCAACAACGCCTGAACCACGACAGGCTTATTAAGTGACGGGTCTGCCATATGTTACTCCAGACGAATTTGACACCCGGATAGTGTTACTGGTGATTTGGTGATTACCCGAAGTTTGAATCCGATTAATCGACGAATACGACCTACACGCTTCCATAAAACTCTCTTGTCGTACACAAACGGCTCATTCTGCTCAATCATCTGTTCGCGACCGTAATTGATTCCGTCTGTGGTTGCAGACAGGAACAGGCGGTCAGCGTATTGAGCAACACCAGTGGATGATTCAACTTCTAGGTCGAAGCATCTGGCGTTATCTGCCTTGAAGAGGGGCGTAAACAACAGGTGTTCTTGCTGCTTGTCGTACTGACTACTAATGTCAAATTGCAATTTCCCAGTCACCGATTCCAGCTTATCGCCGCACGTTATCTGATTTCCTTCGTAAATGAAGTCGATAGCGCGGTACACATCGTCGTATAAACCTGTTTTCAGTACGCACCATTGCGGCCCGTTCTGGCTTGATGAGGCATCGTAAACCAGCACATGACGCGGGAGATGAATAATCAGAAGCTCATGAGAATCGAAGCGCAAAGTTTCCATTATACCCGTCGCCAGTTCTTCAGCTGTGTATGAGCGGATAATCTTCTCAATACTGGCGGTCGCAATTGGTGAAGCCTGCCCTGACCCGATGATGTAGACGGAAGGTGCGCCAGTAGCCGGATGACTGATAAAGGCGTATGAATCAGCGAATGGCGTTTTACAGTATGTTCCGGCAATGCCCTTCTGTACCATCAACGATGGCTGTGCGACATACAACGCAGCTCCAGCGGTGGTTGCGCCTGTCAGGGAGAAATATTCAATCGTTGACGAACCAAAGCAGACGATGAAGTCACGCCATGAACCGATGCCAATGATGCCGTCTGGCTGCGATTCTGCGCGATATTCTGCACTGTATCGGTCAGGGTGAGACTCATCTTCAAGGTCTGTGATAAACCATGAATCGGTTCCGTCTTTTGACCACGCATAACGCCCGCGTAAGCGCGTAATGTCACGAACCGAACCTAACTCATACTGTGTGAATCCGCTGTCTGTAGGCCAGTTTGAGACGGTTTTAACCGTGCCATCATAACGATACTCTACCAGTTGACCATTAACACCTACCGCCTGTGATGTGCGTCCATGTGCCATTGATACGCGACCACTTCCGGCAACATCACCAACTTCGCTTTCTCCTTTGTAGAGCTTGCCACCACAAACACGATAAACAGCATTCTGAGCGGTGTTGTACTCAACTCCACGCGATACTCCGTTCATATCATAACGTTTGGTAATGCCAGGGAATGAGCGGAGATAGCCGCTGCTGTTAAGGATTTCTTTGGGTGTTGCCAGCATATTCACTGGCAGATAGTCGATATAATCGGCGTTCTTGAAGTCTTTACCCATTCCCTTCATCATGGGGAGTTGTTGAATCGGCATTCTGCTCTCCGGGGAAATAATGCCATTCGTTCAGATTGGCGAAACTGTTTCCACTGCCTGTCGGCATGCGTGACGGGTAAGGCGCTCGTTTAGCTCTGGCGATGGCAGTCTGCTTATAGAGAAGTTCCTTCCCATATTTAGCGGTTGCGATAATTTTGGCGGTAGCCTCAAGCGCATAATCCGGAGCGATTCTGCAGGCCAGATTGTGGAATACTGCGCTGACTGCGCTTGAGCGTAGACCGTGATCATCACCTTCAGCGGGAGGATTGTCATCATCTGAGAATACATAGCCGGTGATGATGCCCTTTCCGTCCTGATACCACTCAGCCATCATCGCTTCAAGGTCGTCAACAGCATCCTGCATAGACTGAGGTTCGATATCAGTGAGAGTTGCATCTGATGCTACACCAAGCTTACGCAGCGCCGCCCTGACCAGATCGCCTTTAGTCTTTATCTGCATCGCTTTCCGCCTTAGGCTTAAAGGGGCCGAAGCCCCTGTTAGTTACGCAGTCTGACCAGGCAGGCCAACACCGATTGCTTCCGGGCGTGTCGCGTTTACGCCATACCACAGCGCGATACGGCACAGTCCGGACAGGGTGGAAATATCCCCCTGCGTAGCGAAAATGCCGTTGAGTCCCACGTCTGGGATGCTGAAAGAGGTAGTTTTCATACCTGCAAACAATTCGTGGTTAGCCGGAATAGGCTGAGACACGATACGAATAGCATCGTCAGCCCAGAACACATTAGTGCGAGCGTCTTTAACGTTCAGAATGTTCACTGCCATTGCATCAGCCAGCGAGGTGTTAACGTTGGCGTAGGCACGCTGCTCCGGAGACAGGGAAACATCATCCAGCGCTACCGGCTTCGGCGTGATTTCAACATGAGTACCGTCAACAACGCGGACTACGGAGAAAGTCGCATCCTGAGCCAGTACGTTCTTAGCCATCTGACCAAGGAACTTAACGCCAGCAAACGAAATTTTGTCGCCGCGTTTCATGCCGGTAGTTGCAGACAGGGTGACGGTAGCAAAACGGTTATCAACGTTAACTTTGTTGCCATCGTTATCCAGTTGCCATGCGACAGGCTTGAAGGACTGCGCACCGGATACAGTGATGCCAGTTGCGGTGGATTTGGTCAGCACAGGAAGTTTCGGAGAGCGCAGGACATCATCGAAGCCAGCGACCTGACGCTGTATGGTGCCATCTCGGTATGCTTCTTCAGGAATACGCCCGAAGATGTCACGCTTGGTCAGGTCGTAACCCGCTTTTTTGTAGTCCTGAGGGTTGAAGAAGTACGATGTCCCCATGTCGCGGTTAAGTTCGCGGGAGAACATGATTTCTTCTGCGTCGGCCACAAAGTTCCAGGCGTCTGCGGTATTAGTGCCGATGGCATCAGGGGAGGTGATAACCAGCGAACCCATCTCGGCGGCCATGTTTGCGACTTTCAACTCAACGTTGTTCGCCAGCTTGCGAGCGGCAGACTGGATGCGGCGACGATACGCAGTTTCGTCTCGCAAGTCATCAGCACGCAACTGGAAGAAGTCGTTATCCGGCTCTCCCATGTTTACCGCGACGTTAAGTTCCAGTAACCCTGTCGCTTTATCAGTTAAATCCCAGCCCTCCTGAGTGGGTGACTCTTGCTCTACAGGCATCCAGATGGTATTGCTGGAGCGCTGCATAGAAGCAGCAGGCGGGGTGTATTTCTTGGCTTTCTGCGCCATTGGAGTGATTGCGGAGATGGTTTCGATGATTTCATCTACCGCCAGTGTAACAATTTGACCTTCGTTCAAAGCCATTATCGGATTCCTTTAAGTTTTGCCTTTAGCTTGCGGTAGGTTTCCACATCTCCCTTGCTCGCAGCAGCATCCATTTGTTTACGAATGGCATCTTTATTTGCTGCGCTGACATCACCGGTAATCGGCTGGTCAGCAGGGGGAGCGGAAGAGATTTGTTTACCGCGAGGCTTGAGAGTTAAGCGTTCGGATAGTCGAGTGAGTTCAATCAGCGCGGACTGCCCATCCATCGCCAGTAACTGGCGGGCTTTCTCCGGGTTTGCCCCCAGGTGATACATGAGCGCGGCGGACTTTTCCGGGAACAGGCGCATAATGTCTGCCCCAACCGCAGGCGGAACCAGTTGCATAAATGCGTCTTCTTTCTCCTGATAGTCAGGGATGTTGAGCTTTTCCGCCGCGTCATAGTGTTTGCGGGCAGCTTCGACGTATTGCGCTGATTGCTGGGTAAACTCCTGAGTCTTGCGGCCCTGTTCTGCTACGGCATTGCTGCGGGCGTCCTGCGCTTTCATTAGCCATTCGGTATTAGCAGCATTGAAAGCGGCAAGCGCACGGCTGTTGTCGTAGTCATATTTAGCCAGGCCTTCTTCTGACAGATAGGCGTTAATGTCTGGCTGAGGAGGAAGGTCAGGGTTTACCCGTAAACTCTCCGGCAATTCTCCGCGTTTAACTGCCTCCATCTGCTGCTCAAGCTCGCGCTGTCGTTTGCGCTCGATGCGGCGGCGGGCGAATTCTGCGTTCTTTGCCGGGTCTTGTTTTGGTGCTGTCTCATCGTCCTTCAGGACAATCTCAAAGCCCTCTTCCTGACCTGCATTGTCGTTGGCATTATCGACAACTAAGCTATCAGCAGATGCCGCTGCATGATCGCCGGACAGGGTTAAGTCTTCAGTTGCCTGAATTTCGGTGGTTGGTTCCATGATTAACTCTCTCTTATTGAGGTGTCTCGGCTACACTGCCGGAAGGTTGATTTTGTCTCTGCGATTGCAGGATGTTGGCAATGTCCATTCGCTGCTTGTGCGTCTGTTCATCGCCTTTAAGGAGTAACTCAGCATTTGCGCGAGCGTCTTCGCTGCGGTCCTGCTGGAATGAAGCAACGGTTTTAAGGAACTCTCTAAACTCAGATTGTTTACTGAGGTCCATGTTGTTGAAGATTTCTGCGATTCTGGCAGCGTTAAGCTGGTTCTGCGCTTCGACTTTAGCTGCATCGATTTGCAGGGACAGTGTCTGGTTCTGAGCTTTAGCCAGTTCAGCCTGCCCCTGCAGGAGTACGCCCTGAGCCTGAACCATTGCCGGGTCTTGCTGTCCTTGTTTGGCCTGCTGCGCTTCGACAAACCATTGCTGCTCTTCAGGTGTTTCCGGCTTCTTAACGCCCATCTGAATAAGCTGCTTATTGGCATAGTCACGCATCATCTCGACACCTTTACCATCAAGCAGGGTGAAGTACTGAAGCAACAGCAGTTGATATTCTGGCGTTCCCTGTGGCGTCTTGCCGAGCAACTCAAGAATTTCTGCACGGTTTTGCTGCTTCATGGACTGGAATGATGGTCCAACATCCGTGTAGCATTCATAGCGCCCCCTGATATCGTTCAGTACCTGCCGTTCACCAGTGGCAAGGTCAACAACCTCAGCCATTAGCTGAACCTCTTTTTCGCTGCCATCCTCAAGGGTGATTACCACGTTGCGAGGAACATCGTAGATGTCATTAACTATCGACTGGTAAATCTCGCCGTCACGGCGCATAGCGGTAGCCAGATTATCCTGAAACACGTATGTCTCAAGGTCAGCGCGCATGTTTAGCTGGTTAACAGTGTCGTAGGCTACCTGTCCACCGTTTACCGCCTCTGCATCAACACCTAGCGTCGCGACTTCTTTCACTGCCGCGGTGGCTGCTTCCAGCATGTAGGCGTTGGCTTGCGGGACCTCCGGGTTTTCGTAATATGCCAGCGGCTGAGTTGGCATTTCTCCGTTGTTCTCATCCGTGCGATTGAGCAGGTAATACGGGTAATCGTCGTTACCGTCATACATATGCTCAAATCCTGCAATCTGTTCAGGCCAGAAGAACGGCTTCTTCTTCGGAGTACGGGCCACGATGTCGGCGTTGAACGACATAATCATGTTGCGCAGACGCTGACCGTCTTTTGTCAGGCGGACGACACCCTCATACACTTCTTTATCTTCAACGAAGCCCCACTCGCCGAATACCGGAACAATGGGGATATGTTCGCCAGCAATGAGCTGCTTGTCTTTGAGTACAGCGGTGCAGGTGATAATTGATTTGTATACCCGGCGACGCTTAATCTGGCGCTCTGCAATTTTGATAAATCCACTATCAGCCAGGTCGTCGATGACGTCTTTAATATCGCGCTTAAAGTAGCTTACCGGCTCACCCGTAACCGGGTCTTGGTAGATAAACGCCGTCTCTTTCTTCTCGACCACTTCGTAAAACTCAGCGATCTGAATTGTGTCCTGCGTCAGCCATGGAAATACCCAATCGTTGGGGTTCTGGAATGATGGAATATCATCAGCATCGAGGTCGAATTTTTCTGCGAAATCCTCCCAACCATTCTGGCTCATTGAGTGGATAACTGTGCAGTGACGGGCGTCAGACTTGTCCATCAGTTTGCTGTTGCTGTCCCAGATAACATGGGAGCAGGCACTATGGATAGGCTCTCGACGGATAACCTGATTGTTGCTAGTTGGACTTTGGTCTTCGTAGTCAGTGACCAGACGCCACGCACCCACGCCTGCTTCAATCTGCTCACGAACGGCTATGTTGACAGCAATTTTCGCCGTATTGTGCCGCATGTCGGTGCGATACATGCCCATCAGCACATCAGCAGCGTCAGGACTTGCTCCATCCTTTGGACGATACAGAACATCAATAGGGTTCTGACGCATCTCAGAAACGAGCTTGCGCACCACTGGACGTACAACATCGAACTGCCCGCGATACTGCAGGGTTGTGTATTGTGATAGCCAGTCATCCCACTGAGATACGCGGGAGAAGAAGAGATCATTCTTGGCCTCCCTTCTGGCTTCATCGCTGGCTGTCCAGTCCGCATCAAAGCGCGACAGGATGCTCTCCAGCCTGTTTTTATTGTCGGCCATTATCGTCCTCTGCGTACTGGTCTAATCGGTGCGGGGATTTTCTTTTCTTTCGGCTTTCTGATATCGCGCATCATCCTGGCGAAGCGGCGCATCATGTAGCCGTAGCGAGTAGCATCGAGCACATCATCGTTGGTCTTGACAATCTTGCCGTTTTCATCGCGATGATATAGGCGGAACTCTTCAAAAAATGGTTCGCATGTGTTGAATACTTTGAATCTTCCTTCAAGCATCAGGTCACGAAGTTCACTAATGCCTGACTCTACTGAGTTACCGCCATCCGGGAACGTTGCGTGTTCGGGAAGCATAGAGAACCCGGCGTCCGCATATTGGGTTTTAAGTTGCTCACCACCGCCCTTTTCGTGTTGGTGACCGTCATGAGGCCACGCGACAGGTATTTTGTTAGCCCACGACTTAACAGCACCCCACGCCTGAACGGCAGTGTTCTCTGATTTCTTCCATACACGCGCCAGATAGAAAACATCTGCGTCTTTGTCCCACCAAAGCTGAATGTGAGCTTGCGGGTGGTTCCAGCCGAAGTCCTGAGCGTCGATAACATAGAAGTGATCGGGACACTCAAACGGCTGGCACTTAATCGTCTCTTCCGGTATCTGGAATATTCGACCGCTACCCATCGTAGGAATACCGCGAGCACGCGCCTCTCTCTCATGCTCAGGATAGGATGCGATGATTTGCTCTTTCTGCTCGTCGGTGTAGTGCTCAGCGTCATAGATGGTCATGTTGACCACTTTCTGCGACTTACTGGGATTCTTCAGGAACTTGGTAACAACGTCAGACATCCCCATCAGCGGGGTAAACGTCAGAATTGAGAATTGCCCGTATTTGTTTGTACGGGTAAGACCTTCGCCATAGATGCTATATGGCGGCTCTTCGTCAAACCAGACGCCGTGAATTGTGTCGCCCTGCCAGCGGGCGCGGCCCTGTGAGTAAGGCTTAAAGTAGCATATTGAGATGCCATCTTCGACGCCTTCTGGCGTGTGGTGCTTAACAAGAAGGTGATCAACAAGATTAGGGAAGAACGGAGACTTCTTCCAGCTAATGATGTCCTCTTTCGGGATTGACCCATAGCCAGGTTCATCATTCTCTTCGATACGCCCGCACAGGATGCGTTGAGTCGTTTTGGTTACAGTCTCGTTTGTTTCACCGCCAATCCAGAAGACAACTGGCTCATAGAAACGCTTACCTTTCCACTCTCCGCCATATTTACCATCAGCCGGATAACCTTTCGTTCCCGGGTATCGCCCGGTAAGGTGAAACGCGACTTCAGCAGCGCCAGTAAATGACTTACCAAGCTGGTTACCAGCCATAAAACATCGCTCTGGATAGTCATGACCTGCGTCGATGAACTCACGCTGTTTGCTGTATGGCGCAAACTCATATAGCAAGTGTGTATTTCGGTAGTTCTCTTCTTCTTCGAGTAGCTCGAGCAATTCGATTTGCTCTTCGTCGCTCAGGTTATCAAGAATCGCGTCCAGTTCCACGGTTGAATAGCTCCTTGATACGAGAGCGGCGCTTATCGCGATCTCCCTTATCAGGTGTCACGTCTTCAACTTGCGACTGCTCTTTGAGGCCCAAATCGCGGGCGATGATGTTAGCGTTGAGAAGATCAGCGGCTGCGCCGGAGAATTTTTGGTCGTAGATGATTTGCTCTGCTCGCGTAACGACCTCAGATAAGTCTTCTCTCACCCTGTATTGTCGCCATGTCTCAAGCGTCACATCGAGGAATAGCGTTAGCCCAGTGATGGTCATCGCCCTCATCTTGGCGATAGGCTCTTGTGTAACTTCTCCTTGATATGAGAAAGCCTTCATCTCCCATAGTGGGTTATCCTCCACCCACTCGAAGTATTCACAACAAGCAGCCCACAGCGCCTCAGGCGACTCGAATTTCGGGTTACGCCCATGACTACTGCGGGCCTCCCAGAATCGGTTTCCCTTTGGTGCTGCCATATAATCTCTGCCATTGTGTTGGCTCCGGTTGTTGGGATAAGCCATTGTCTAGACCACTCATTGAATGGCCTCTGCAATAACAGATGTCTTTCCATCAGTCCGCCACCACAAAGAATCTTTTTTGCCATAAGGCAGGAGGTTCATCTTTCAGTGGCTGCCAGTGTTATTTCCCCACTTACTGGCTTGGGTTGTTTCGTGGTACTGCCGTAACTGGTTACCCAGAATAAATTCCGGTTTCATTATCAAGCCCACCCGTAGATGGGCTTTGTAATGGATAGCTGTTGAGGCATTGCGTCCTGATGTATTCCTGCAGGTAGTTAACCTGCGCGGTTATCCTGTCGATTCCACTTCGTAGACGGTAATAATTGAGTTCAGCATCTGCTGTAAGTCTTGGGCTTTCTCCATTGCCCATGCCGCTGGCTCCGGTCGTTGACTTTGCACAGGTGGCGGCGACTTGCAGGCGCTTACGACCAGCAGAAACATCAGCACGGAGACTTTCGATAGTCGCGTTAGCATCAGCAAGCTCCTTTGTGTATCTGGCGTCGAGTTCTGCTACATCACGTTGACGCTTCTGCATATCAGCGATGATGGATGTGGCTTTATCGCGCTGCTCTTTGTAGGCGGTGGCGTTATCACGGTAATGATTAACAGCCCATGACAGGCAGACGATGATGCAGATAACCAGAGCGGAGATAATCGCGGTTAAGGGGATTTGCTCTATTTAATTAGGAATAAGGTCGATTACTGATAGAACAAATCCAGGCTACTGTGTTTAGTAATCAGATTTGTTCGTGACCGATATGCACGGGCAAAACGGCAGGAGGTTGTTAGCGCAGCCTCTTGCCGCCCATTCTCACGAAGCCCAGCCAAGCGCTGGTTTTCTTTTTTGGCAGCGTCCTATCCCGTCACCACGAATGAGAAAGGGTATCTGGATGTGTTCTGGTGATTGGTGATAGGACGCTTTCAGAAAGGTCGTGCTTAAAACGCAAAAAGCCCCGTCATGCAGCATCGCCTCCCGCCTGCTTGTTCAATCCAAGCCGGTTCACCAGTTCACGCTCTCGCTCATGCAGATAATCCATCGCCTTCTGGTGTTGCTCCGTCATCTCTCTGACGCTGCGCAATTCAGCTTCGTCACGTTCACGCTGCTGTTTTGCCTGGTTAATGCTGGTTACATCGTCTTCTTCCTCGTGCATCGAGCTATTCGGATAGCTCATCAGTTCTGCGCAACAGTGCTCACAAACGTGAACTTCCAGCACATGCAGCTTCTGACCGCAGTTAGCGCACGTTAAAGCTCGATCGACGCTTTCTTTCTGGTATTGCATTGTCATTTCCTCGCACGATGTCTTAGCCACCGGATATCCCACAGGTGAGCCGTGTAATTGAAGGTTTTTACGTCTGATTCATTTGGTGCTGGCTTGGGTTTATTTCTGGAGCGTTTCGTTGGTAGGTATTTGCAGTTTTCGCAGATTATGTCGGTGATACTTCGTCGCTGTCGCTCGCTTTCCATTCCAGCGCTAACAGGGCTTCATCTGACCACTTAACTCCACGTTCTGTACCGAATGCCTGTATAAGCTCTAATAGTTCCGCAAATTCGCTTACACGCATCCTGCTGGTTGACTGGCCTATTACTACAAAGCCATTACCGGCAAGGTTAGGAACAACGTCCTGCTGCTTTAATGCTGCGGTAAACACGCACTTCCAGCTTTCTGCATCCAGCCAGCGACCATGCCATTCAACCTGACGCGAGACGTCACCTAAGCAGGCCCAAAGCTTCCTATTTTGGTCTAAGCTGCGGTTGCGCTCCTGAATGGTTACTACGATTGGTTTGGTTGGGTCTGGAAGGATTTGCTGTACTGCGTGAATGGCATTTTGCTGATGTGCTGGAGATCGAATTTCAAAGGTTAGTTTTTTCATGGCTTCCCTCTCCCCCAAATAAAAATGCCTGCGATTACCAGCAGGCCTGCTATTAACTCAGTGATGTAGATAGTCATACGTCAGCCCCTTGTGCATATCGCTTTCTGCGTCCAGCAGGTGCATTTGATGCCGTGCAAATCTGTCTGGCTTCGTTCTGGTCACATCCAACAAAGTGTCCGTTGCAGAACCGCTGGTAAACCGTACCAAGCGAGCCAAAACGGTTTTTCGTCACGATGATTTCAGCAAATGGCGCGGCGCTACTGTTCTCGTCATATACCGCTTCCCGATAGAGCATGATGATTGAGTCTGCGTCCTGTTCAATGCTTCCTGAATCACGCAAATCTGCGTTTGTCGGGCGTTTGTTTGGTCGCTTCTCAACATCGCGTGAAAGCTGGCTTAGTGAGATAACTGGAGTTTTCAGGTCTTTCGCCATCGCCTTCAGGCTACCGGAGATGTGAGCAATTGCGAGATCATTACGTTCCGCTTTTGGTTTCTCAATTAGCCCGAGATAGTCAGCCATAATCAGTGACAGATTCGGGTGCTCCTGCTTGTGGCGTTCGGCGATGGACCTGATTTCTTCGACAGACAAACGTGACGCGTCAACTACCCACACATCCAGATCTGCCAGCAACTTCATCCCGCTTGCAACTCTCGCCCATCCTTCATCATCCATACGTGACGGGTTACGCAGCACACTCACCGACATCATTCCTGCGCCGGCAATCCCCCTCTCAACAACCTGAATGGCGCTCATTTCCATCGAGAAAATCAACACGCCGCGCCGGACGTCAGAACCAGGAATAACACGACTTGCCACGCCTTCGGCTATCTTTAGCGCCAGTTCGGTTTTACCCATACCAGGACGAGCAGCAATAATCACAAGGTCTTCTGCGTTCATCCCTCCGGTGATAGCGTCAAGCTCTTCGATTCCTGTCTTCAGGGTATCCGACTCTTCTCCGTTCCTCAGACGCCTGTCAAGCGTGTCAGTGTAGTCATTGATGATTTCCCCCAGTCTCACAGGTTTAACCTCGTTACGCGGCTTCCTGATGGCTGACAGGCGCTTTACAAGCTCGTCCATCGCGCTGCCTGAAGCATCCAGCGTGCCGTTACTGATTGGCTCTCGCATCTCATCCAGTAGCTGTAAAACCTGACGCCGTTGATAACTGTCTGCAACCATTCCGGCATAACCTTTCAGGTTTGCAGCGCTGGGACATGACCGCGCAGTCATCATCACCGCCGTTGCGTATTCATCCCCGCACTCCTCGGCCACCATCAGACCATCAATCATGTTCCTGTTTCTGGCCTGCTTTCGGATAACTTCAAAAGCTTTCCGGTAGAGCGGAATTGAGAATGCTTCAGGCTCCAGTGTTGCCAGAACGTCACTTGCGGTTGGTGTTAATCCACCAATCAGCAAGCCACCGATAACGCTCGCTTCGATATCCTGTCTCATACAATCCCCCTGTCTGCAAACTTCCCTTCCCGAACTCCCGTTAACGAATCTTCCCTCAGCAGGTAATCAAAATCAGCCGTCCAGCCTGTGTCGTTGTCTCCGAAGTAAAACGGCTTGGCCTGATGCACAAACGCCCTGACATACGCCCTGAAACCGTCCACGTTTGGCGTTTTCAGTTGCGGGATTATTTTCTTCAGGCGGCGTTTCCGTTTCTCGTTTACCGAAACAGCGTGTGGAAGTCTGTCACCGACTTCGGTGTTGTAGGCATTCAGGAAGGATTCGTAGTCGATTCGTTCTGCCTTGCGACGTTCAGGTTTAACCTGCCCATTGCCGCCCCCGTTAGGGGGTAAGGGGGTTTTATTATTGTTAACTACCTTCTTGTTAACTACCTTCTTGTTCTGTTTATCGGATGGTTTATCGCGTGGTTCATCGGGTGAATACTTCAAAGCCGCGCCATTGCTGGGTTTGTTGTTATCGGATGGTTTATCGCGTGGTTCATCGGGTGAAATTTCCTGATATTGACCATAATTTGTGATAGTTATCACAGTTCCAAACCGAGTGCCCTTCGTGGTAATCATCCCCTCTCTGGCAAAGAAATTAATCATTCTTGTCACTGCCTGAGGGCTTTTTTCATGACCATCCTGATCGCGTAATTTACGCCCCATAATCGCCGCTGTAGTAACTAGTTCGCCAGGATTAAGATTCCATTCTCTTCCTGAAAACTCTACTGTGCGATGTTTGTAGGAAGCCTCTCCAATGAGACGAATCCACATCGCAAGTTTTGCTGTATCCTTTGCCCATTCCTTAGACAGAAGACTCCTGAACAAGGAAAAATGCCCCTGCTTTTGGTTTTCCATCCGTGAACTCCTGCGCCCGTGTGCAGCGCTGAAATCGTAGACTTGTGCTGTGTTTTCCATTGCTATCGACCCTCACGGAATACTTTCAGGATTTCGCTGAATTGATCCACCGAGAATTCTTGCTTGAGGAGTCTTTCGAGGAAAGAATTTGGGATGAACGTATACCCGTTTTCTACAGGCAAATCCTTCAGGAGCGCCTTTGTCTCAGACTTCATAAGTTCAAACTTAGCCACGCTGGAAAACGTCATTGCGGTTTTAGAATCAATGGACTGAAGGAAGCGATTTCGCTTAACTTCTTTGTGCATTTCGGTATTTTTTCGCATATAATTACTCCTGTGGATTGATCCAGTCTTTCTACATCAGGCCTCGAAGAATTCGCCGTTCTTCGGGGCTTTTTCTTTTGTCAGGTAGGTAGCAAGTCGCCTGGTGAGCTCTGCCATTTCCTCGTCTTCGATTCCATACTCCAGAACCGCAAGCATCATGCTGACCTGAGAGAAGAAACCGTTCTTCCATCGGCTTACCTGGTATTCAGGAACACCCATAGCTTTAGCGAATGTCTTCTGTCCCATCATGGCTAACTTGTTGAGTAAAGTGGACTCAATGCGAGCCACCTTCTTGCTTTTAGTTGCAACTACGTTCATTCAAAATATTCCTTAGAAATTAGATAGAGTTGGATTCGCAAATACACGCAAATCCGCTTAATAGATTTACCGCGTTGTCGGCGGTTCAGATTGGTAAAGAGCGTTGATACTTAACTTGCTGCCAGTAAGTCGGCTAAATCAGGACGAAGTTCTCTGGCTTTAATTCTTCCTCCTGTAGCTTTTACGATTGCTGCCACATACTTAGCGTCAATGCCGCCACCATGTAACCAACGCCATACAGTTGGCTGCTTAACTCCACACAAAGAGGCGAGTTTTTGCTGGCTTCCTGCAATGGCAACAGCTTTTTGTATTGCTTTGTTAGTCATTGCTTATTCCCTTTCGTATAACACACAACAAATAATAGCAATGAGTATTAACCAAAGCAATAGCAAAACGTGTTTTGACCATTAATACGCAAGCGTATAAATTGAATATTATGAAAAAAGAAACTCTCTCTGACCGTCTCAACAAGGCAATGGAACTGGCTGGTATGTCTCAAGGTGCTCTCGCTAAAGCGTCAGGCGTTGCTCAGCCAACGATCTGGCGTTTGACAAGTGGAAACGCTCGTGGGTCAACAAAGATTGTTGAAATAGCAAACGCGTTAGGTGTTAATTCGGAATGGTTGTCTACCGGGATTGGTCCTATGAAAAAAGATGGAACTACTCCGATAAACGCATCTCCATCTTCGAACACATTTAAAATCGATATCCTAGATCTTGAAGTTAGCGCGGGTCCTGGCGTTATCAATCGAGAATTCGTGGAAATACTCCGCTCGGTTGAGTATTCGCAGGATGATGCCAGACACATGTTCGATGGTAGAAAGGCTGAAAATATCCGCATCATAAATGTGCGCGGGGATAGCATGTCAGGAACTATTGAACCAGGAGATTTGTTGTTTGTAGACGTAAGCATCAAAAACTTCGATGGAGATGGGATATACGCCTTCCTCTATGACGATACTGCACATGTTAAGCGGCTCCAGAAGATGAAAGATAAACTATTGGTCATATCTGATAATAAGAGTTATTCAGCTTGGGACCCAATTGAAAGAGATGAAATGAATAGGGTTTTTGTCTTTGGAAAGGTGATTGGAAGCATGCCGCAGACATATAGGAAGCACGGTTAGCCAGCCAATGGCCTGATGAGATATTCGGGTGATGATGGATAAGGGATTAAGTGTGATGAATACAATCACGATTGATAGCGTGGATGCATTAGAGGGTGTTTTTCATCGCATCCAGTCGGGTGAAGAGATTCTGATAGAACAGTTAAAAATTGAGCTATTCGAATCTGTTAAATTTAAGATTTTCGGCGATGAAACACGCTACAATGGTACGCTCCCGGCATCTTTGGCTCAAGGCATCTGTGAGTTTCAGAATGAGATGTATAAGGTTTATACTCTAATTAAGTATAAAACCGATAACTTGCAAAGACTGGGCGCACAGGATAGAGAAGATGCGGAGATTGTATTCTCTATAAAGCCAGGCTGCACAGAGATCATCACAGCCCTGAAAGATTTAGCTGAAACTTGTGGTAATGCATTTGATAAGGTGACACAAGGGATGAGCCCAACCCAAAAAACAACATGCTTCTTGTTCGCTGTTGCCCTATTCGGTGGGGCATGGGTTGGCACGTCTTATCTAAAATCTGAGGCTGAAATTGCAGTAAAGCAGGAAGAAACAAAGCAGCAAGAAGCTAAGATAAAATCGGAGAACGAAAGGCTTACCATTCTTAAGGATGGGATGCTTCAGGCCATGAGATCAAATGCTGGAGTAGATACTATCGAAAGAGCGGAGGGTATCCAAGAGCACGTTTCCAAGGCATATACCGGAGTGCTCAAATCAGTAAGCGATGCCGATAGAATTGAAATTGATGGTGCGACAAAGCTCAACCTTTCTCAAAAAGATGTGCATGAAATAATCAAAAACCCCATCGAGAAGGCCAAAAAAGAAGAGCGTAATCTGGAGTTAGTGATTGATAGTATCAAGCGTACCGCAGAAAAAATAACGTTAAGCTGTCGCGAACCATCCAGTGAAGAGAGCTTTCCGGTTTCAGTTGACACTTCGTTTATAGATGACAAAGATGAAATCGCTTTATTGTTTGACGCCATGAAAGAAAACAGAACAGTAAAGATATTAGGAAGCTACACGATACGAGCTGGCGTAATCGAAAACGGAAACGCATCAACTATAGCTCGCCCATAATCTCAACCCGGCCACCGCGCCGGGTTTCCTTTTCTTGCCGATCCCTACGTCAACCATTCGCCCGCCAACGTAACTAATTGATAATTATGCCAACGCATCGCTATTTCATCCATTTGCCCGCCACTTTGTCACCACCCAGATACCTACTCTTCCAGTAGCTTCACCGCTAGTTCCATAACCTGAATCTGGTCAACATCCCACTTATCCAGCCCCTTTGATAGCTCCGTTCTTATCACGTCAGCTATAGCGACTCTTTTGGTCTCATGACCCTCAGCAACCATAGCAAAAACGACATCACCCACAATCCTGCACATTTCCTGATAGCGCAACTGCGCCAGCTCTTCGCTTTTCACACAGATTCCTCGCTCGTTTTTTGTTCAGAACAGTATTGCATAGAGGATTTATAAAAATAAATTCATTTTGCTATCAACAACATAATAACAAAAACCATTAATTAATAGCAAAACGTATTGATATGAATAATACTTTCTGGATCACAATCCGTAGCAGCGGCGTTCGGCATTGAAGGAAAAGCTCGCGCATCAGAAGGTGGGGCAATCGTCCTCTGTTATCGCGATGAAGATGGCGAACTGATTCACATCCGCGCAAGCAAAGTTGGCGAGAACGGTATTATGCCGAATACATGGTATCAACTGAATGAAGATGGTGAGTTTGTAGCGTGTGAGTGATGCACCTATAGCAGATTGCGCAGTCTGCTATGTGAGCAATATCGCATAAATATGATGAGAAATTTTAAATGGGCAGAAAATTTAAAGTTTGGCTAGATTCAGGCGCAAATATTCATTCCTGCTATAAGCAGGAAATTGACATTGAAGAGGATCTTGGTATCTCTGATGATGAATGGGACTCATACAGTGAAGGGGATAAGGATGAAATTATGAAGGATGTTGCATGGGAAAGAATGGATTGGGGGTTTGAAGAGATAGAAAGCGAATAAGCACTGTGTATTCATTCCAGTGAGTGAATACACGGAGCAATATCGCTCGTAACCAAACGAGGACGACGACTCGTTCTGGTTAATCGAAAAATCATCCCTTGATGTTATTTGCCGCTCTATATGGGCGGCATTCTTTTTACCTGGAGGAAATATGAAATTACGTGTCTGGCATATCCCGCAAGTTCCTATGAAGCCATTCATTGTAGAAGTAGCAAGTGTTGAAGAGGGTGTGCGAGTGATGGATGCACTGGCTGATTATGACGCATTTCAGTATGACAACAACATCAAACCTGATTACTGCAACGCTAACGGCCTTGAGATGTGGGATGAGAGCCTTACTGACCAGGATTTGGAAGAAATGGAGCTTACGGATCGCTGGGTGGATTGGTATAGCGAATGCCAGTGTTACGACGACCCGCGTGAATATATCGAAAGCCTGAAAGAAGAAACAACAGCCGCCGAAGAATTTATTGCTCTCATTTCTCCTGAAATTGATGAGGAAGTGGAGCAGCAAATTAACTTAGCCGCAGAACGGCAGAATCCGGTTATTAGCTGGGATGAATTTGCGGGGTATTACTCATGATTCAGTGAATATGCAGCAACAGAAACTGACAAGAAAAAGCTAATTGAGAGATATCAGCATGACTGGCAATTATTGGCTGGTCACGATGATGCGCAGACAAAATGCGTTCAGGTAATGAACATCAGACGGAGTAACCATGGAATCACACAGCCTCACACTCGATGAGGCCTGTGCATTTCTCAAGATATCCAGACCTACCGCCACAAACTGGATTCGCACAGGCCGCCTTCAGGCAACACGCAAAGACCCCACCAAACCGAAATCTCCTTACCTCACCACACGACAAGCCTGCATTGCGGCGCTTCAATCTCCGCTGCATACTGTTAAGGTGAGCGCGGGTGATGACATAAAAGAGGAAAGAAAATGTCTATCTTCCGCAGAGGTGAAATATGGTACGCGTCCTACTCGACACCGGGCGGGAAGCGAATTAAGGAAAGCCTTGGGACTTCCGACAAGCGGCTCGCTACTGAGCTACATGACAAGCGCAAAGCTGAATTGTGGCGAGTAGACAGGCTTGGTGATTTCCCTGATGTAACGTTTGATGATGCCTGCATGCGCTGGCTTGAGGAAAAAGCGGAGAAGAAATCACTGAAAGATGACCGTAGCCGTATGGCTTTCTGGCTGGCGCATTTTGAGGGAGTACGGTTAAAGGATGTAACCGAGCAAAAGATTTACTTAGCAGTAAACAAGATGAGCAACCGCAAACAGCTTGAGATATGGAAAATCAAAGCTGCCGCGGCGCAGAAGAATGGAGAACCTGCACCAATCTATTCAGCTAAACCGGTCACAACCTCCACTAAGGCCAAACACCTGGCATTAATGAAGGCTATTCTGCGTGCAGCAGAACGTGACTGGAAATGGCTGGAGAAAGCGCCTGTAATCAAGGTTCCAGCCGTCAGAAACAAACGCGTCAGATGGCTGGAGAAAGAAGAGGCAAAACGCCTGATTGATGAATGCCCTGAACCGTTGAAATCTGTTGTTAAATTTGCGCTGGCAACAGGACTTAGGCGGTCTAACATCATCAATATGGAATGGCAACAGATTGACATGCAACGTCGTGTTGCCTGGGTGAACCCTGAAGACAGCAAGTCAAACCGCGCTATTGGCGTAGCGCTAAATGACACTGCCTGTAAGGTATTGCGTGAACAGATTGGTAAGCATCATAAATGGGTGTTCGTGCATACGAAAGAAGGCATCCGGCCCGATGGCTCAAAGACTCCGACTATCAGAAAGATGCGCGTCGATGACCAGAGAGCATGGAATGCAGCTTGCCGCCGGGCTGGAATTGAGGATTTCCGTTTCCACGATCTGAGGCACACGTGGGCCAGTTGGCTAATTCAGTCCGGAGTGCCGCTTTCTGTTCTGCAGGAAATGGGAGGATGGGAGAGCATCGATATGGTGCGCCGATATGCTCACCTTGCGCCGAATCATTTAACGGAACACGCGAAGCAAATTGACTCGATTTTCAGTGATGATGTCACAAATATGTCCCATATGGAAAATAAGGAGGGAATTAAAGAGGCGTAACCAGTTGATATATAATGGCGCGCCCTGCAGGATTCGAACCTGCGACCCACGGCTTAGAAGGCCGTTGCTCTATCCAACTGAGCTAAGGGCGCCTTGTGAAGTGAAGACTTCGTGTAGACGAAACGCGAGAATTATACGGTCAGGCACTCCTGAGTCAATGGCTTTTGTTCTGGTTGCTGACTAAGTGTACGAATATCGTCTTTTCTGGCGCAATGCCAGGTTCCAGGAAATCGCCTGGACACATCTCAGCACGCATAAAGTGGGAATTAAGGCCGCCAGTATTTAGATAATCAATCAGTTTCTTTAATATTTCACCATGATTCACCTGCCGTGTAGGATATTTTTTATGCTGCGTATCGCTATTAAGGAACAAAACAGTCACTTTGAGCATGGGTTGAAAATCATCATGACGCGTCTGGCGAATCAATGGCAGCAGAAAATTGACTTTCTGCCGCCAGAAGAGATAGATAATGCCGATATCGCTTTCCTGGCCCTGGATGATGATTGGTTCAGCGCAGGCTGTTACCAGATACCTATGCATACCCAACATCAGCTACGGGTAATTATTTGTAATAAATGCGATAAAGAAAAGCTCATGTTCAGACCATGTCTGTATATGCTGCCGCATATTTATCGGGAAGATGATGTTGAAGAAATTACCCGGAAAATGATATTGATCTTACATAAACGAGCGCTTCGACATAGCGTCCCTTCTGGCATTTGCCACTACTGCACGACTCGTCATTTTTCAGTAACAGAACGTCACCTGTTAAAACTGATCGCCAGCGGTTATCATTTAAGCGAAACGGCCGCTTTACTTTCACTTTCTGAAGAGCAGACAAAGTCACTCCGCCGGAGCATTATGCGAAAATTACATGTTAAAACGGAGCAGCAGTTTTTAAAATATATTAGAGTTAACCTTCATTTCTTACTCAGTAAGTAA